ATTTCTGGATTAGAAAGTGGACGTGTAGATGTAACTACAACAAGTACGCTTAAAAAAATAGCTGAAGCCCTTGGAAAAACAGTAGGAGAGATATTTTTTTAATTAGATTGCTCAATCGATTAAACACAATAGTCAATAAATATGATATAAAGACCATAGGCAATGAAGTCATATATACCTGATGATTTTTATAAGTGTTCTGTTTTAAAAGGATTTCATCTTACAAATAAGCAAGAAAGGAGAAGAAAGTGCCAGGTAAATGGAAAGTCGAAAGAAACGGGATTAACAACAAGTCCATGTTCGCAGTCTACAGGCTTAAAGACACATTAGCAGTAGATCATTCAGGCAACAGGGAATATGCAACGGGATATATGGAAGACTCAGCAGAAGCGCACGAGATCGCTGAAAGAATGAACAATGAAAATATGAAAATTGGAGGATAATATGGACGAACTTATTCAAGGTGCAAAAGACAGATTGAGAAATGTGCTGATTATAGAAAAAGATTTAAGAGAAACTTTGGAATTCGATGAATTTGAAGACATGCCAAAGGAATATGTTGAACTGAGGGAAGCGTTCAATAAGGTAATTGACTCAGAGTATTACAGATTTAGAGGAACGGAGTTAGTAAAAGAAAAAGCCATAGTCTCTGGAGAAACAATGGCTTATGTAGCAGATCAAATCAGGAGAGAAATGCGAGATTAATCTTCTTCAAGGTGTAACCAAGCGTGATATCTTCTTAGCAAATCATTTGAGTATGATTTTAAAGTTACTGTTATCGCACCAATTAACACAGCTTCGCTTGGAATGTTGCCATCCGATTTTAATGCTTCAATTTCAGATTCAAACATCTGAGCATTCTTTTCATAAATGTTGTTGTCTGGATCAGATTTAATATAGTCTAAAAAATCTTCAAAGTTTTTCATATTATCACCTCCTTTCATTTTCATTGTAACAAAATGGAAGAAGGTGTCAAACAGTCTTACGAATAAGCAAGAAAGGAGGCGCCACATGCAAATTAATAAAGTCGTATTCTCTCAAAGGCTAAGCCAAACCATGATGGATCGGAAGATGACGTTGACAGATCTTGCTGTGAAAACAGGTATCAGCAAACCATCATTAAGCATGTACATGTCTGGTGACAATGTACCAAGACCAGAGTACATGACAAGATTGGCCAAAGCTTTAGATGTTGAAGAGGATTGGCTTATCGAAATGGAAGAAAAGAAGAATCTATGTAATTTGAAAGTGGATGAAGCTGCAAAGCTTATGGGAAGAAATGGCCAGTATATTCGAATTGGATTACAGCGCGGATTATTGCCATTTGGAACAGCGATCAAGATGGGTTCAAAGTGGACCTATTACATTTCACCACACAGGTTTAGAGAGTACACAGGTATCACACCACCGAACTACAAAGAATTGTCAGAGAAGTATGAGCTGAAGGACGCTCAGTAAAATAAAGAGATTTTCAATAGGGAGGAATATATGCATGCAAGTCATGATTATATCAACAGAGCAGTCGGCGGTTTTACAGGCAAGAATAATCATTTTAATGCACGAGTTGAGTGTAGCGGTAGAAGTACTAAAGCAGGAAACTTTGAAAATGAAAATGGCCTTCGATTCAATTCTAGACATCAAAGAAGCGTACTTCGAGGTAAAAGCGAACAAGGATTCGAGAGAGCACTACGAAAGGCAACCGAAGCTATTGCCGGCGCATCAATCCAAATACTCAAGACGATCGGAAAGACGATTATTGCCACGCTCGTTACTGCACCCGTAACTTACTTGGCAGTCAAAGAAGCATATGAAACTCGCGGATACTTCGCTGTAGGTGGTGAATGGTTACTGATGATTGGAATGGTCGTTGTTGTTCTGATGTTGATAGACTCCAAATTGGGGGTTACTCATGACAAATAAGACAGTAGTGATCCTCACACCAACAGTGCTGCCAAAAGTAAACAATATTGAAAGATTCAGCACAACGGTCCCTATAAAGCGGATTATTGAACTCATAAAAGCAGAAGAAAGTACCCTTGAATCTGAGGCGAAAATGAAGGAAGGATAATATGAAGACTTATAGGGATTGTAAGTGCTGCACACAAAGGTGGCAGGTGAGCAAGATTAATCCACCGCCAGTAAGCGATTATCTGTGTCCAGACTGTAGATGTGCGGTGAATCGATTAAAGAAAACTCCAAGAAGGAAGGTATTCAAATGTTAGAAACTATGAGAGGTGCATGCCAATGCTGTGGCCAATGGGTAGAGCTTGAATTGGAACATAATCCAAGCATGACAGCAGATTCAAAAGCGACAATGCTTTGCGATTGTTCAGATGCTAAAAGGATTCAAAAAGACCACGAACATGAAATCGCGGTCATTCAGAGAAGAGAAGAAACATTAAAGAGCTCAAAAGATGCAATTAGAAAAATGTTCGGAAAATCTGAAAATGAAGAACACGCAGCTATGCCGGAAGCAACACAGGACTTTTTAGTCTTGGCATCGGCCATGGTGTATGACGGAATGATTGGAAATCTCAATTTGAACTTATCACAAGGCGCAAAAGCAAAGATCGGTAGAAAGAAAGATGGACTCAAGATTGAGAGGCAAAACACTGATGATGAAGCAATTGAAATTTAGGCAAAAGAAAAAGCACTAACGCCGTTAACGTTGTGCTTCAGAACTCATTTTCATCTGACCGATAAAAATGTATTTGTGTTGTCTTTATTATACATTACATAACGGTCAACGTCAAGTAAATACAGTAACTCAAGGGCTTAATCGCCCTCGTAATAGGTATTAACTTTACAACTATAAGGAGACCGACTGAATGAATTTCATTAGAGAGAAAAAGATCTATTGTGGAGACCGATTCATGGAAGTGGACATATATCCGTTCACAAAAAAACAGCAGGATGTCTCCAGGGGGAAAAGAGAAAAGAGAAAAAAAGTAACAGCACCCAAACAGAAAAATCTCAATGATAAAAATGCAAGACGATATTTGATCCAATTACTAAATTCTAATTTCACTCAAGATGACATACATGTCACATGCACATATAAAATCGGACATCATCCAGGCACGGTAGAAGAAGCAGAAACAGAAGCAAAGAATTTCATCCGAAGAGTGAATTATCTCAGAAAGAAAAAAGGACCATCACCGATCAAGTACATCCTCGTCACAGAACTCACCTTCAAAGATGATCAGCTGACAAGAGTACATCATCACATAGTCATGAATGGCGGTTTAGAGAGAGACGAAGTTGAGGACCTTTGGAGGCGAAAAAGACAGAAGGGTCAGAAGAAGGGCGAAAAGATTGGCCGCATCAATGCCGATCGATTACAGCCCGATGAAAATGGACTTGCAGCACTGGCATCCTATCTCACCAAAGAGCCTAATCGAAAGAAACGCTGGTCGTCTTCTCAAAATCTCATTAGGCCACTGCAAGCGCCACCGAATGACAGAAAGTATTCTAAAAGACAACTAGAACGAATTGCGCATGGCTTGGTGGACAACAACTACTGGAAGAAGAAATACCCAGGATGGCACATCACAGACAAGGATTATGGCATACAGGTCAGTCACAACGATCTGACAGGCTATTATATCTATCTTAGGTTAAGGAAGGACACGGGATGAAGTACAAGTGCGGATACAAAGGCCTAAAAGGTGTCAAATGCCAAGATGACTGCTGCGTAAGTTGTGTTCGGACTCAAGTGTGTGAGTCAAAGTGCTTCCTTGTCGACAAAAAGAAATTTGTCAGACCTAATTGCCAATATGTAACCGCAATATCTGAAATCCACAATAACAAACATGTAAGCAAATTTGAGGAGGTTGTCATGCTAAACGAAGCTATTAAGAAAATTCAAGATGAAATCGAAGCCGAGAAGAAGAACTCATATGTTCAGTACGTCGGCAAGTACATGATTGAGTACCTGAACAAGAATAACGGATACGCTCAAAACATACTCGATGAAACAAAATCAATCAAAGGCAGCTTACAACACATGGAAGCTGAAGCTAAAAAAATCAAACAGGGCAATATGGCAATGTTCTCCCCAGACGAAGGACTAAAAATTGTACTCGAGTACTTCGGAATCAAAGAGATTGTATTTGAGCCAAATGAAGTTGACGTGAAACCTAAGAGAAACATCAATATCAGTTTGGAAGATCTATTTTAGAGGTGGCGAATGAAAACGAAAAATGTTGAATACAGGAATCCAAGCGACTACGACATTCACTTTAAGCATGTTAATGACACCAACTTCATGAGGCACATTGAAGAATTTGTTAATGATCAGATCTTAAAAGGATACAGATTTTTATTTGTGAACAAAAAAGGCTCAACAATAAGAACCGTGTGCTCTTATTGTGGCCATAAAAAAGATTTAAAAAAAGTACCTAAACAGAGATCGTTTGTTGAATGTGAAAATTGCAAAAGTAGTTTGGAAGTTAGAAACACCAAGTTTCATTCTCATGCTAGTGGAACTTATGCAGATTTCATATACTTTGAAACGTCAAGCGCTTCAAAAGATATCATAGTTGCCTATCAATTTTCTGTATCGAGAACAATAAACGGCTCATTTGAAGAAATCAAAGTCAGTGACAAGATTATAAACAATGCTAGATATTATTTTGAAATGGGAGGGATGAACAGAACAATGATTTACTCTAGTTGGCGAAATGAATGGGATTTTACAAGATCAATGTACAAAATCAACTCAGGTAATTGGTATTTCAGAGGCTTCGGTACGGAACAGTTGCAAAGTGTACTTGAAAAAAGCAAAGTATTTAGATATTTTCCAGTTAAGCTGCTGAACAGGTGTGACGGATTTGATTTGTTAGACTTATATACAAACCATCCGAACATCGAGCTTTTAATAAATATGGGGTTAGGCAGTCTGATCGAAGAAAAAGTTAACTATAAAGGGAATACATTTGGAACGATTAACTGGAACGGAAAAACAGTTCAAAAGATGCTGAAGCTAAACAGAAGTGAAATAAAGCTATTTCAAAACACATCGGAAAAACGCTATTTGGATCTATATGCATTTCAAGCTATTAAAAAGTTTGGGATGAGCATAGAGGATGAATTTGAAGCGACAGTAAGCCTGATCAATCAAATAGGCGGAATAAAACAGAAGCTCTACAAATTGATGAAATTAGACAAACCGAGTAAAATCGCAAATTACCTAAATAAGCAAAAAATGAAAGCGCCTAAAATTTATTACAGTTTTGGGGTTGCGCTAAGTGACTTCACGGACATGCTTGATGATATGGAAAAATTACAAATTGTGGCAACTAAAAGCAACATATATCCAAAAGACTTAAACAGGCATCACACCAATTTAAGTGCTCAAATTAAACAGGAATTCAATGAGGCACAGCGACAGAAAGCTATTGCCAGAGCGCAAGAATTATCGAAGTTCAACATTACTACAGGGAACTTTGAAATTTTTCCACCGACAAGCGTGGAAGACCTTGTCAACGAAAGCAAGAAACTACATCACTGCGTAAGTACCTACGCGAACAAATATGTGGAAGGCAAAACGAATCTATTTTTCTTAAGAGAAAAAGAAAACATCGACGAACCTTTCTACACAATCGAAGTGGACACTCATATGAAGCTGGTGCAGTGCAGAGGAAAAAGCAACAAAAATGTAACTGAAAATCCTGAGGCCAATAAAGCACTAAAAGCATTTCTGAATAAAATACAAAGAAAGAATAGGAGCGTAACTCATGAACAAATTGCAAATTAACGAAAGAACAGAAATAGTCAGAGATGACAATGTAATCGCTACAGAAATAAATGTGATCAAATCTCAAACGGACAAGATACTTTTAAGCAGCGCTATTGAAATTGGCAAACGGCTGAAAGAAGCCAAACAAATGGTAGGTCATGGTAATTGGGAAAATTGGCTTAAAACCGAAGTGAGTTATTCCCAAAGAACAGCTCAAAATCTGATGAGAATATACGACGAATATGGCCAAAATCTATTAGAAAATGAAATACGAAATTCGATTGCGGATTTGGGTTACACGCAAGCAGTCGCAATGCTTAAACTGGATTTTGAAGAACGCGAAAACTTCATCGCAGAGAACGATGTGCCAAGCTTATCGGTTAAAGATTTAGAGGCAGCTATCAAAGAGAAAAATGACATTCTAAGAGAAAAAGAGATCCTAGAGGGAAGAGTCAAAGCCCTTATCGACAATCAAACGGTATTAGAGACTGAAATTAAAGAGCATTCCATTGAAATCGGCCAATATGAATCAGAGATTGAAAATTACAAAGGTAAAATAGAAGAGATGCAGGGCAAAATCAGCGAAGTAGACAATCTGCAAAAGCAACTTGATGAAAGCAAGGCAACGGATTCTGTTGATCCAGAACTAGTCAAAACTTTAGAGGACAAATTGAATCAAGCGAATTTAGAGGCCGAAGCTCTTAAAAAGCAAGTAGCTGAAAAATCAGAGTTGATTGCTTCATACAAACCGATTGAAATCGAAAAGACCATAGAAGTCATCAAGGAAGTAGAGTCTGAAAGCGCATTGGCTGAAATCAAGACGCTCAAAGCCAAGATTGCAGCATCAGAAAATACAATTAAGTATAAAGCGATGTTCCAGGTGGTTACCGATTTGTTCGATGAAATGATCAATGTGCTTAATGCCATGAAAGCATCGGATGCTGGTGAATATGAAAAGTATAAAGGCGCAACCAATAAATTGCTTGAGCAGCTGAAGCAATAGCCACCAGGAGGTAACCGCCACCATGTACATCATATCAGGCACAACCGAAAGCGGATTGAAACAATACTTCACAGGCAGGACCAAGCGTGTAGGGGGCAAGCACATTGCCCTCATGACTTCAAAAGGTGACATGAAGATATACACCACAGTAAAAAGCGTCTGCAGAGCCACCAAGAAGCTTGAACGAAAATGTCCAGATCAGAAACCATTCTATGCAGAACTTCACTCAAAATATCTAAAAGAGAAATGGAGCCCGTTACGCTTATGAAAAAACGTGATCAAGTATGTGTAATCATAGCCATCATAGTGGTGCTAATCCTAATCTTCCACAAGATGGAGCAAGACAACCAAGCGAGAATAAACACCATAGAGACAGAGCAACAGGCTCTCATGGATGCCATCGAAAAGAACGAAATCATCATACTAAGCATGACCACCGATTTGGCCACTGCAAATGAAAAACTAACCGAATGGGAAGACATAGACGTCAGATGGCTAAAGTGGATTGAAGATAATTGGTATCTGGTCAAGACACTGGATGGCGGTGGTGACTGATGGAAGATAGATGCGTGTGCTGCGGGGAAATCATTCCTGAAGGCCTTCAAGTATGTTTTGCATGTGAAGTCGATGTCGATGAGAATATTTCATTTTCAAAGGCTGAGTGCTTCAAGTGTAAGAAAAAGGCGCCATGGTTCACAATCACATGGCATGAGCCACTAATGGGAAACAAGTACAAGAAGCTGTCTGAGAAATACAAATTGCAAGTGCCATTGTGTCATCCTGGATGTCATGACATCGTACAGCGCGAACCATCGCAAGAATACAACAAGAGCCTTCAAAAGCTAATGCAACACAAATTTGAACGCGAGCATCCAGAGTTAAGCCTCTTAGCAATCTTCGGGAGGAACTATCTATGAAGGTGTACATTGCCGGCAAGATCACAGGGCTAGAAAATTACAAATTGGAATTCGAGAAAGCTGAGACGTTCCTGAAGCTTCAAGGACACAGCGTATTGAATCCATCGATACTTCCATATCCGGGATTCGAGCATCATGAGTATATGCATATATGCTTTGCCATGATAGACGTGTGTGACGCAGTGTTCCTCCTTGAGAACTGGACCACAAGCGATGGCGCGAAAATGGAAATCAAATACGCCATAGATAAAGGCAAGCGACCAATATACTCAAGCGGTAAACTAAAAATCATACTATAGGGGGCACCATGAAGAAACCAGATCCAAAACAAGGCATGATAGGCATATGTAAAATCTGCAAAAAGGAATTGCCAATAGATACAGCGAAGAGCACCGCAAAGCAGCAGTGGTATCAAAATCGTTGCTCATGTGGTGGCAGAGGGGAGATGAAGTTCAGTGGGTAGGCCTCACAGAATAACAACGGAGGTGATCACATGAGTATTCTTGACAGAGAGAGGGAAATCGCACACACGCAGAACCAAATCAAACACAGCACATGTACAGTCTATACGGCAAGTCCGGATGAACTAGAGAAACTGTTGAACGGGAGGAACGGTATGGGAAGACCAAAAGGATCTAAAAATCAAAAGCAAGGCATCACGATCGATGAAAAACGTCAGGTGCTTCAAAACAAAATTGAAAAGCAGAAAATCGATAGGAAGAAGAAACAGAACGAGGTATTAGAAAATCTTTTAAGTTTGCCAAAAGAAGGCCAACCGACATCGGAACCACCTCACGCAGGAATTCAAATCATTCCAATCGTCGATATGCAACCAGAAGCATGGTTGGTACCGGACGGAAAAGGTAAATCGGATACAGCTGAGGTAACCGCAGAGTTTGTAGGAAGAAGCAAAGAGATTGCCGATGAAATAAATCAAATCGCATCACAAAAACCATGGTTGGAAATAAAGGAAAAAGCAGAAATACCAGAAATACCAGAAATACCAGAAATACCATTGCTGACACATAATGAAAAATTTGAAGCTGAAACAGATCAATTAATTTTCATTGAATCAGCTGAGATTAGCGAGACACGCAAAAGAACTATGGACATAATCAAACATCAATACAAAAAAGCATTGACTGGCGCAGCACGTAACTTTATCGGTGATGAGATTGCAAGGATATCTGATGAAAATGCTGTCGAGGTCTTAAGCAACCTCATTGAAATCGCAATTACAATCAGGAAGGAGTTCCTTGTCAAATGAAAGAGTGGACACCTTCAAGATGTACCAAGTGTAGAGGTTGGAGGAATCAAGTAAACGTTAACTACTGCAACCTATGTCTGTACAAAGAAGAGAAAAGGGCATATATCATCAAGCTACACAGCCCAAGAGCGACGATTAGACGGATCAAGCGAAACATATCAAAGATATTCAAGTGTGCTTGGGGAAGGTGAAGGTAAGTCATGACGAAAGACGAACGCAAACGTATATGCGAAGCTACTACAAAGCTGCTAATAGAAGTAAACGCGATTGAACATGACAGAAAAGCAGAAGAACAGTTAAAAAGACATATCAGAGGCATTGTCGTGATCATAAAAGAACAAGGCTTAATGGAAAGTGTAGAAAAAGCATCAAAACAAACGCCATTGAAAGCGATTAAAACAGAAACTTCAAGTCAAGCTTGTCCTATTTGTAACCATGATGTTAATTGGAAATATTGTTCAAATTGCGGTCAGGCTATTGAATATTAGAAAGTGAGGGCAAATGATGAAAGTTGAAATATTAAACATACTAGCGGTGATGATGAATTGTACCAATGAAGAACTTGTAAGAAAAGCAGAAACAGAGTTAGAAGTACTGAAAGAAAAAGCGGATAAGTGGGGCACAGAATGTATAAAACTCAATGAATTTGCAAAGGACGTTCATCAAAACGCAATTGCTCATGGTTGGTGGGAGACCGAAAGGTCGTTCGGTGAAATCATAGCACTGTGTCATTCAGAATTATCAGAAGCATTAGAAGAACATAGACACAATAGGCCAATTTTATATACTGCTTGTAAGATGGAAGATTTAAAAGCGAACGGTGGAGGCGGGTGTGGAGTTTGCGCATACTGTGCAGCGAATAAACCAGAAGGCATAGCATCTGAATTGGCAGACTGCATAATAAGGATTCTTGATTATTGTGAATTCGCAGGAATTGATATCGAGCAAGTACTCAAACAGAAGCACGAGTACAACAAGACAAGGCCTTATCGTCATGGAGGGAAAGCTCTATGAATAACGTAGTACTAATTGGCCGACTCGCACGAGATCCAGAACTAAGATTCGTACCAGGTACTGGTCAAGCAGTTGCCAATTTCACATTGGCCATAGACAAAGGCCTAACGCGTGAGAAGAAACAAGAGTTCGAAGCCCAAGGCAAGCCGACAGCAGACTTCATCCGGATTGTCGTGTGGGGCAAACAGGCAGAGAATTGCAGTCAGTATCTGGCCAAAGGTAAATTGGTTGCTATCCAAGGCTCAATCCAAACATCCTCATTCAAAGCAACAACAGGCGAAACGAAATACACAACAGAGGTACTGGCGAATCGTGTTGAGTTCCTCGAGTGGGGCGAGAAGAAAGAAGCGGGGGCTGCAGGCAATGATTTCAGTTTCGGGGCACCAAGCTTTGAAGACTTTCAGGCGATAGAGGATGACGATGATGTTCCGTTCTAGGAGGTGAGAACAGATGGGTAGATGTTTAAGTTGTGGGGCGAAAACAAAAGATGGTGAGTACACATGTGTCAGCTGCCATTTCAAATATGCTGAATCGCACGTGATCATATCGCAAGAAGAATATCAGACGTTGAGATATAAAGAGATGGTCCATGATGCAGCCAATGCGGATAACGAGGGCAAGCATTAGGACAAAGGCATTAGGACAAATGCATTTAGAGGCATAGGGGGTACATGTGAAGAAAAGAACAACAGAACAACTTCACTTTAGATTGATAGAGAGCGAGCTCTTCAATTACAAAGAAACCAAACGTGAGTTCGAAAGAATGCAATCGGACATCATCGAGGGAACCGCACACAGCGATGTAACAGTCCAAGCGGGCATAGGCAATCCAACAGAAGCCAAGGCGACAAAGCTACTGACAAGCCTTGAGTATATCGTATTAGGTAATCGCATCAGAGCGATTGAAGAATCACTCGGTATTATCAAATCATGTGGGGAACCAAACAAATATAGACTGATTGAAATGAAATATTTCAACAGAAGATATACAGATATGGGCATATGGGAAGAACTAAACATTGGAAAAACAACGTTCTATAAGTGGAGAGGTGAAGTGATACACCTAATCGCAGGGAAACTTGGATATAAAGTGTGAACTAAATGCGAACTTTGAAGCCTATAACGGGTGTTAAAATGTTAGTGTAAGAAACTATGAGAGAGCTTGGCAGATAGTTATCGTTAAGACCAGGCGCATATGTTAAAACCACCACGAGATCATCGGGTGGTTTTTTATTTGAGGTGAACAGTATGTGTGATGGTTGCGTGTGTCATGAATGCTTGAACAGAATAGATTGCGATCGGTGCCATGAATGTACAGACGGAAGTGGCAGCATTTCAGCGTGTAGCAGGCACGACGAACTCACGCTCATACAGTGCTTTAGGTGTGGCGAATACTTGCACACTGACTGGTGCACGCTGTGTGATGCAAAGGCGACGCCGAGATGAGCGTACACAAAACGCAAAAATGGAAAAACAAACGTGCCAAAATATTAAGAAGAGATGGTTATATCTGTCAAGAATGCAAGCGATTTGGCAAGAGACATGATGCTGAGATGGTACATCATATTTATCCAGTTGAAACCCATCCACATCTAGCATTTGTAAACGATAACCTAGTATCTTTATGCAACGTTAAGCACAACACTATGCATGATAGAGTAACCAATGAGATAACCGAAGCCGGGAAGCGTTGGCAAATCAAGGTATCCCCCCTCCTTCAAGCATACAAATTATAAACCACCGGGACCGGATGGGGGAATCTTCTCCAATAGAGCGGTTCTCAAAAACTTTTTTTTGGAGGCAAAAATGGAAATTAAAGACGATGAAGTTGGCGTCAAAAAACCTAAATTAAAAACGCCTCCTGGGAAGAGCACAATCAAGAAAGCAACGATCAAGGATATGACAGAGCTTGGCGTCTACAAAAAGGAATATGGCAAGATCATCGATATGTATGTTGAGCTTGTTTATCAGTACAACGTCCTGACATATAGATTCGAGTTCAGTGATTTCAAGTTTGAAGAATCAACAGCCCAAGGCGGTTCAAAGAAAGCCCCGCTCGTATCCACCTTGGAGACACTACGAAAAGATATCATGGCCTACTCGGATAGATTGTGCCTCAATCCCAAAAGTATCGACGGGATCAAGAAGCAGCGTGGCAAAAAATCTAAACTAGAAGCGGCCATTGAAAGTATGAAATGACAGACTACTCAAATTACATTGAGGTTATGGACTACGCGAATAGCATAGTTGAGGGGCGCAAGCTTGCGTGTCCAGAAATTGTCCAAGCATGTGAGCGTTTCTTTCGAGATCTAAAAAATGAAAGTTACACATTCAATCCAAGTGATGCTGAATTTGTTATAGGCATCATAGAAAAAACATTTGTCCATGAAAAAGGTGAGCTCATCGATGGTACCCCATTGAGAGGCAAGCCTTTTTTATTGCAGCCATTTCATAAATTTCAGATTTACAACATCTTGGGATTCTATAGAGCCGGTACAAAGATACGCAGATTCAAAGAGGCGTTCATTTTCATTCCAAGAAAGAATGCGAAGACAACTTTCTCAGCTGCGCTTGCCTGGGCGCTTGGCATCCTAGAAAGAAAAAGTGGAAGTACCGTGTATATCGTAGCGGCGTCCATGAACCAAGCACTTCAAAGTTTCAAGTTCATCCATTACAACATTAAGCAAATGGGCGAAGAGGATGAATTCAGGATTTTGGACAATAACCAAGAGCACTCGATGTATAGAGAATTCTCACAAGGCTCTTTATTTATTCAAGCGCTGGCGGCAAATCCAGACAAGCAAGACTCGTTGAACTGTAACATAGCAATTGCTGACGAACTCCACGCCTACAAAACGGCAAAGCAGTACAACGTCATCAAAGAAGCAATGAAAGCTTACACCAACAAATTGATGATAGGCATCTCAACAGCCGGGGATAACATGAACTCGTTTTGTTACAGGCGCCTTCAGTATTGTAAAAAGATACTCGATGGTACCGTCGTCGACGAACAGTATTTCGTGTTTATCGCGATGGCCAGTCCGAAAGAAGTTGGAGGTGACATTGATTACACGGATCCTAAAGTGCACGAGATGTCCAATCCTGGTTATGGCGAAAGCATAAGACCAGATGACATTTTAAACGATGCACTTCAGGCGCTCAACGATCCACAACAGCGCAAAGACTTCTTCGCAAAATCACTCAATGTATTCACCGCTGCACTGAAAGCGTATTTCAATCTTGATGAATTCAGACGCTCTGATGGAAGTTTCAAATGGACATTGGAACAACTCGCAAAGTTGCCAATCAAATGGTATGGTGGCGCGGACCTTTCGAAACTTTATGACTTAACGGCAGCGGTTCTCTATGGAACATACACAACCATCATAGATGGAAAACGAAAAGAGATTGACATCATCATCCCTCATGCATGGTTCCCAATCACAGAGGCACACCGCAAGTCGGAAGACGACGGCATCCCTTTATTTGGGTGGAAAGACGATGGTTGGCTTGACATGTGTAATGCGCCAACAGTCAACACCGATGAAGTGGTGAACTGGTTTGTCAAAATGAAAAAGATGGGATTCCAGATTAAACAAGTTGGCCATGATAGAAAGTTTGCAAGGTCATTCTTCACAAAAATGAAAAGAGCTGGATTCACTATTGTTGATCAACCGCAATACTTTTATAAAAAGTCTGAAGGCTTCAGACACATAGAGACAAAAGCAAAAAATAAAGAGCTCTACTATCTGCATGCAGAACCTTTCGAGTACTGCTTGGTCAACGTCAAGGCGATCGAGAAAACCGATGACATGATCCAATACGAAAAGATTGGCGAGAATGACCGGATAGACATATTTGATGCAGCGGTATTCGCTTGTGTAAGGATGCTCGAAGCATCAGAAACATCAGCTGCAGCTTCAGACTTCTTCAAACGATAAGGAGGCACCCGTGTCTAGAAAGAAAAACCGAGGTAATAAAAGGCCTGAGCAGAAGACTAGGTCAGAACCATCGAACGTTGGATGGCTCACTTCACTGGATGGATATGAGACCTTATGCACAGCTGGCTATACGAAGTTGAGTCAGAATGCAGAAGTAAAAATGGCTGTTAGTAAAATTGCAGACTTGGTTAGCTCTATGACCATTCACCTCATGGAAAACACAGACAAAGGTGATGTACGTGTCAAAAACGAGCTAGCTAGAAAAATAGACATCAATCCATACTCGCTCATGACGCGCAAGGCGTGGCTATACAACATAGTTTACATCATGCTTTTAGAGGGAGATGGGAACTGTATCGTCTATCCGATCTATGATAGCAACGGCAATATCAAAGAACTGATTCCGTTAAGACCATCTTATGTTCGATTTGATTCGACACCGAATGGTTACAAAGTCATTTATCAAGGTCAAGAGTACAACTATGACGAAGTGCTTCACTTTGTGGTTAATCCGGATCCTGAAAAACCTTGGATGGGTACAGGAAATCGAGTCGAACTCAAAGATGTGGCCAACAACCTGAAGCAGGCAAATAAAACTAAGAACGCATTCATGAGTGACAAGTGGAAACCATCTGTCATAGTCTCGATTGATGCGCTCAGTGAAGAAATGTCTAACGAAGAAGGTCGAAAAAAGATTCTCGACGACTACATTGGCAACACTGAAGCTGGACAACCTTGGGTAATACCAGGTGAGTTCATGAAAGTGGACCAAATAAAGCCACTGTCTCTCAATGATCTTGCGATTAATGATGCAGTGCTCATAGATAAAAGAACCGTCGCAGGAATCATTCAGGTACCTGCTTTTTTCTTGGGCGTAGGCGAGTTTAAGCGAGATGAATTCAATAGCTTTATCGGAACGCGAATCATGTCAATTGCAAAAACGATTGAGCAAACCCTAACAAAAGGTTTGATTGAAAAATCGAGCTGGTATTTCAAGTTGAATCCACGCAGCTTGTACGCGTATGACTTAAAAGACTTGGCTGATCTAGGCTCAAATTTATTTGTCAGAAGTATTATGACTGGAAACGAGGTCAGAGATTCGTTAGGTTTATCACCAATTGATGGGCTTGATGAAAGAATCATACTCGAGAACTACATCCCTGCCGGAATGATTGGGGACCAGAAAAAACTCAACAAGGAAGGAGGGGAAGAGAAGTGATGAGTGAAGAGATTAGAGATGTATATCAAATGCGAAGCATTACATCGAAGCTGACTACTAGGGCAGAAGGTGACAATGCAAAAAAAGTAATTGAGGGTTGCTTCATCGTTTTCAACACAGAAACCGAATTGTGGCCAGGTGCTTATGAAGTGATTCATCCTGATGCATGCAATGAGACACTTTCAAATGACATAAGAGCGCTAAACAATCACGAACATCATTTGGTTCTCGGAAGAAACAAGAAGGGAACACTTGTACTTCGAATTGATGCTTATGGCGTTTGGGGTGTGATTTATGTCAATGAAAATGACACTGATGCCATGAACCTTTATGCACGTGTCGAACGCGGTGACGTTGACCAATGTTCTTTCGGTTTCAATATTCTTGAGGAAGAGACTGAATGGCGTGAAGACGGAACTGTCAAGTGGATCATCAAGAAGATTGATTTGCACGAAGTGTCGGTTGTGACATTTCCTCAATATACGGAGACAAGTGCTCAAGCTGGCGTCTTAGAGCGTAAAGCTGACGTTGATCGCCATAAACAAAAGCAACTTGAGCAGAGAAAACACAATACGAAAGCGAGGTTAAATAATGTTAAGACAATTAGTTAATGCAAGAAAAATCGAACAAAGAAAAGCGGCATTGGCAGAAATCTCAACAGAGCTGTCAGCAATTGAACAAAGAGAAACAAATGTTGAAGTGGCACTGGAGCAAGCGGTCACAGAAGAAGAGATTCAAATTGTCGACGATGAGATCGATGCAATTGAAGCGAGTAAAGGCACGCTCATTGAAAAGAAATCAAAACTTGAAGGTGAGATCACTGTTTTAGAGCAAGAAATTGAAGAGCTCAACAGCAAAGCGCCATCAAATGTTGAGCCAGAATCAAGAAGTAAAAAGGTTGAAAAAACTGAGGGAGGTACACAAATGAGAATCAATGGATTATTCAGAAACATGTCATACGAAGAAAGAACTGCACTTGTCACTAGAGCCGAAGTCAAAGAGTTTTTAGAGCAAGTTAGACAACTTGGTCCGAAGACACAAAACAGAAGTGTCAGCGGTGCTGAACTTAACTTCCCTGATGTGATGCTCGAACTTGTCAAAGACAATTTGCACAGATACAGCAAGTTGATTGCAGAAGTCAATCTCAGACCGATCAAAGGAAAAGGTAGACAGAACATCGCTGGCACTATTCCAGAAGGTATTTGGACGGAAGCTTGTGCAACGCTCAATGAACTGTCTATCGTGTTCAATCAAATTGAACTTGATGGATTCAAAGTTGGCGGCTTCATGGCAGTATGCAACTCAACACTAGAAGACAGCGATATCAATTTAGCAGCTGAGATTCTTGATGCGATTGCTCAAGCAATTGGTCTTGCGGTTGATAAAGCGATTGTTTACGGTACGGGTAAGAAGATGCCACTTGGTATCGTTACGCGCTTAGCTCAAGCTGCTAAGCCATCGGACTGGTCAGAAAAAGCACCTGCATGGACAGATCTTAGAACTTCAAACGTAACAAAATTTGCAAGTTCAGCTCTTTCATCAGAAGCATTCTTTGCTGCTTTGATTTTGAAGCTGGCAATTGCACGACCAAACTATGCGAAGGGCGGCACGTTCTGGGTTATGAACAGAACAACAAGAATGTTCATCATGTCAAAAATGATCGCATTCAACGCTGCAGGCGCGCTTGTAGCAGGTATGAACTATACGATGCCTATCGAGGGCGGCAAGATCATTGAACTTGATTTCATGGCTGACTACGATATCGTTGGCGGTTACGGATCACTTTACTCTTTAGCCGAAAGAGCTGGCATGACATTGGCTCAATCTGAGCACGTGAAGTTCATTGAAGACAACACTGTTTTCAAAGGCACTGCACGTTATGACGGCAAGCCTGTATTTGGAGAATCGTTCGTTCATGTCAACATCAACAACGTAACACCAACGGCATCCGTTGCTTTCTCTCCTGATACAGCGAATCCTTCAGACGCGTACTTGAAAGAACTCAAGATTGGCGTTCTAGCTTTATCGCCTGTATTTGACGGCGCAACTGGTGCGTATACTGTAGCTACAACTAACGCAACCAACGCTGTATCTGCAGTTGCTGCTGTTGCCAAAGCGAATGTTGTCATCAAAGTCAACACAGTTGTTATCGCAAGTGGCGATGCGCCTACTTGGGATGCTGGCGAAAACACAGTTGAAGTTGTTGTTACTAATGGTACTACAACTAAGACTTACACTGTCATCGTAACTAAATCTTAATGGAGGCTTAGATGAACATTCAACAAATAGTAGAACTGGTTAAGGCTAGCAAAGGAATCACTTCTAATGTTAGAGACATATATTTGACTGCTATTGTTGAAGCTGTAGTCAAGGAACTCACAGATGAAAGAGGGTTACTGCTTGATAGCAGTAACTCTTATCATTTAATGTTCTGTGTCGATTATTCGGTTTTCAGGTACGAAAAACCAAAAGAAGATATGCCAAGACACCTTAAATACAGGCTCCACAGTTTGACAATCCATGTAGGTGGTGGGAAAACATGACCTATGATTATGAAGTTGAACTCATAAAAATTGTAGAACCTGAAGATCCAGACGCGCCAACAACGGATGACGATGGAAATCAGATAATTGAAACTGCAGTCGACAAAATTCTTTGCGGAAAGAAATCAATTACTGGTAATGAATTTTACAAAGCTGCCACAGCAGGAATAAAACCGACAATTACATTGGTTATCCATCCATACGAATATTTCGGGCAAGATAGACTGAAATTTGAAGGCAAGTATTATCGAGTTATAAGAACATACGAAGTCGACATAGATAATATTGAGTTGACATGCGAGACTATTCTTGCAGATGAACAGTAAAAAAGCAGGTGTGTTATGGATGTGACGGTAGATCAACTCGCCAATTTGATTGCAAAAGAGCTCGAAGAATACTCAGTAGAAATTGAGGAAGTGCTCAAACAGACGATAGAAGCGGTTGCAGCTGAAGCTCTTGATAGTCTAAAACACGATCCAATGATAAAAAGGTTAGATGGAACAGGAGAATATGCTAAGAGTTTTTACATCAAAGACCAGTATAAGGTGAGAGGTAAGAATAAAGGCTTCTACAAGTTGGTGATTCACAATAAAAAATATCGAATTGCTCATTTACTGGAATATGGCCACGCAAAAATAAAAGGTGGAAGAACTCGAGCGTTTCCACATTGGTCGAATGCTCAAAAAATTGCAGACACATTGGAAGACCGGATCAAGGAGGCTATAGAGAAATGACACAAAAAGAACTTAAAATCGAACTTGAAAAATCCGGATATCCAACTGCTTATAGCAGTTTTGAAGAGCGACAAGTACCACCTTATGTCACGTTTATTCGACCATCAAGTGAAAATGTTTCATCTGATTCTAAGGTTCACGGCAAATTCAAGAATTACAACGTTGAACTTTATACCAAGAAAAAAGATTCTATTGCTGAGAAGACGATTGAGGACATCATCGGCATCATTGACCCTGATTATGAGACTTTAGAAGTTTATATTGAAACAGAAAAATTGTTCCTGGTAACCTATAGCATCACGATTTTCGAGAAAGTAGGTATTTAAATGGATGACAAAGAAAAGATAGTATTAGGAAGCGGAAGGCTTTTTGTACTAGAGTTCACTGGCGAGGTTCCAGCGCAAGCCACAATTGAAACTGACGATAATGAAGTCGGAAAGATTTCAGGTGGTGCGAGTTTAGAATACAAGCCGACGTTCTACGAGGCAAAAGACGATAGTGGTACCGTCACAAAGATGATTATCACTGATGAAGAAGCAACTCTCAAATCTGGAATCATGACGTGGAACGGCAAGACATTAGCCAAACTGTCAAGCACAGCTAGAGTGACTGAGGCTGGCGGTATCAGAACGGTGAAAATCGGCGGGATCAAAAACAATAACGGCAAAAAGTATGTTATTCACTTCTTGCATGAAGATCCTGCAGATGGCGACATCAGAGTGACAATCGTTGGTCAAAACCAAGCGGGTTTCTCTATGGCATTCGTCAAAAACAAAGAAACAGTTGTCGACGCTGAATTCAAAGCGCAACCACAAGATTCTGAAGGTACTCTCATCAAGTACACTGAAGAATATGCATGGCTTGATGTCTTGACAGTGGTCGTTATTTCAGGCACAGCAGGCAAAACCAAAGTTGACACAGTATCGCCTACATTGATTGCGGGCAATAGCTATAAAGGCAAAATTGGTGAAGCAGCTGAAGTGGTTGTATATGATTCTGTTTACACAACTGGATGGACCGCGGTCACACCTGGTACGACAGAGTTTACAGCTACAAGTGGCCAAGTATTGACGATCATCGAAGTGGATGGCACAAACAAAGCCAAAGCAGTTGGAACGGTCACAGTTGTGAATCAAATTGGCTAATTGAATTAAACGAAAATAATCTAAAGAGGGCAGAAATGCCCTCTTTTATTTTAAGGAGCGTGTGAAATGCTTGACTTGAACAAAGTGAAAAAACGTTATTTCGACATCAAACTGGGCGATTTGACATTGAAAGTTGAACCACCAAAGATGAAAACACTTAAAAAAATTCTTGCTTTGACAAAAACAAAATCAGAAGAAGCAATGGACGAACTCGCTGAAGCAATCAGATTGATATTATCTAAAAACTCAAAAGGCCACCAAGTCTCAATCGAAATTATCGACGACCTTGATTATGATCAAATGTTAATGGTCATTGAAGAATTTTTCAAGTGGATGCATGAGGCTAGAAAAAACGACCCAAACTAAAAATCCCTCGTTGTCCAGATGATAAAAACGAGGGACATTATGAATTAAATCACTTTGAAGACAAACTCGTATGTGACTATACGGGTTTAAATTTTATAGGTATCGGAAATTTGGAAGTATTCGAGTACTGGTCATTACTTCGAGATGCAGTCATATACAAATACATGCAGACCGAAAAAGGGCAAGAATACTTAGCCCGTTGTTGGATGCTCGAACAAACAAAGCCAGACCGCAAACGTCTTAGAGAAAAATTCGGAAAGGAGGGGGCTAATGGCTAAAAATCAAATCAAAGGTATCAATATTGAGATTGGTGGTAACACCGCGCCACTAGATAAAGCACTTGGTGATGTAAATTCGAAAACTGGGAAACTCCAATCGGAACTCAGAGAAGTTGAAAAGCTTCTCAAACTTGATCCAACTAACACCGAACTCCTTTCTCAAAAACAAAAATTGCTTGGCGACTCGATAGAAAACACAGGCGACAAACTAAAAGCGTTAAAAGAAGCAGAAAAACAAGCACAAGAGCAATTTAAACGAGGTGAAATTTCAGAGGAACAATATCGCGGACTCCAACGCGAAATAATCAAAACAGAGCAAGAACTAAAAAAAGTCGAAGATCAAGCTAAAAAAACAAACACAGCAATGTCATCCGATCAGGCTATCGATAATTTAAAAAACATTGGTAAAGTTGCTGGCGGTGTAGCGATAGCTATAGGCGGTACGCTCATTGCATCAGCTGTAAAAGCGGGACAATCAGCCGACGACATCAACACGCTATCCAAACAGACAGGAATCGCCACAGATACGATTCAAAAGTTCCAATATGCATCGGACAGAATCGATGTATCAATGGAAACGTTGACAGGCTCAATGAGTAAGTTGACAAAAAACATGGGTGCTGCACAAAACGGAGGAAAAGCCGCCACTGAAGCATTTGAAAAACTGGGGGTTTCTTTCAAAGACGATGTAACAGGTGAACTTAGAGACAATGAAGACGTATTTGCTGACGCAATTCAAGCACTAAGTGAAATGACAAATGAAACCGAACGAGATGCAGCAGCAATGGAATTGTTTGGGAAGTCAGCGCAGGATCTTAATCCGCTAATTCTAGGCGGTGCTGATGCTCTAAAAACCATGGGTGATGAAGCTGAATCTGCAGGCCTTATATTAAGTCAAGATGCACTTGACAGTGCAAATGAATTTGCAGACAGCATGGATGAGTTAAAAGCGGTTTCAAAAGGCATATTTCAAGGCGTCGGCACAGAAGTTGCAAAATTTCTAGCCCCAGCGCTTCAAGGCTTGGTGGATATGTTCAGAGTATTACCAAAGTGGATTGAGGAAAACAAAACGCTGCTTACCATTATTGCCATAGTGGTAGGAACTTTAACGGTCGCTATCGTGGCATACAACATATCGATAGCTGCGGCAGCCATTGCCACGGGCATAGCAACCGCCGCCGCCACAGCATTTGGTGCTGTCATGGCATTCATCACCTCGCCAATAACCTTGGTTGTACTAGCCATAGGTGCACTCATTGCTATCGGCGTTTTACTTTATAAGAATTTCGATGAAATCAAAGAGTTTGCAGCTAAGGCATGGGACGCGATCAGCAGAAAAGTTAGCGAAGCATTAGCCGCTGCCATGAACAAAATCAAAGAGTGGGGCACCAACGTCCTAAACTGGATTACAAAAGATGTTCCTGCCTTTATAGGTAAAATCGTCGGTTTCTTCGCAGGACTTCCTGCTAAATTGGCTGAAGAACTCAAAAAAGCACTTGCTGCCATTGGTACTTGGATAACAGATGGCGTCAACAAAGCGAAAACAGAAGTGCCGAAAATCATCACAGCCATTAAAGACGCATTCCTGAACTTGCCTAAAGACATGCTGAAAATCGGTGGAAACATCGTATCGGGCATATGGGATGGCATCTTGGGCATGGCACAATGGCTCAAAGATAAGGTTGCTGGATTCGTTTCAGGAATCGTGAGTACTATAACAAGCGCATTCAGCGCAGGTTCATCACTTCACTCAGGCACAACAAAAGATTTAAAAGGATACATCAACGGCACTCATGAAAACGGCCTTTCGTATGTTCCATTTGATGGATACCGTGCCGAAGTTCACAAAGGCGAAGGCATTTTGACAGCTGAAGAGAATAAGCGATACAGAGCGGGTGGCTCAAACTCAACTGTAAATCACACTGGCGTAATTAGACACGAAGGCATAAACAACAAAGGTGAATTAGTTGCCGTTGTCGAAACAACGGTGAATCAAATATTGAGAAGGGAGTTGAGAACGACATGAATCAACTTCTAACCATCGCAAATGTCGTGCTGAGCGAGAACATTGGAACAATTGAGCCAGCTGACAACGACGCAATCGAAGTGATCAATCAAACCCTCGATGGACAATCTCATGTTCAAATCATTGGAGCTGCAAGCAAGTCTGTAAAATTCGAAACACTCTCATCCAATGCGCAAGTTGACTTGATCAACAACCTCAGAGCAACAGGCGCTAAGTTCAAATTAGTCAAAGAGACAACGGTATACACTGGCCTATTGCTTGATAAGCCAACGTGGAAAAGAATCACCAAAGAATACTATTTTGCAGTTCTAAAACTCAACATTTTAGAGGAAGGAACCCTATGAGACCAATAAGCCCTGACTTGCTCGCAAAACTCAATTCCAATTTGCAGACGCCGGCAAACAATGCACAGCCGCGCATGAGCGTGCAAGTCTCGAGGGCGCGGTCGGCCGTAGTGGATTCTACCTATTGGACCGTCGAGACGATCCGCACGAAAACAGGCCTTGGCGACATCAGCCTAGCACCAAGACGCCAACGCCCCTATGGACGCCCAGACCGAATCCATGAAATCCACGTGGACAACGGCATCGTCAAAACCACCATTAGAGAGTATCCCGATTTGTTAGAAGATGGCTGGCAACATCAATTTGACCTCGGCGCGGGAATCGCAGTAGCCTTAGCATTCGATGGCGATTGGAATCTATGGCGCAAAAAGTGGCGATTACAAACATCAGAAAAGCCGTGGGTTATGTGGGTTGACACTTCGAACGTGTTATGGGCGCAACATTGGGATAACGTTTTAACCCGTGTAGAACTCGCTACAGACGTTTTAAAAGTCAAGGCGATGCGTGGATGGAAAAACAAGTATTACCCCGAACGCGACCAAGGGATAGTCGTCGGATATATCAAATCTGACGGCTTTTTATATTACCGCAGTTATTGCCAAGACATCGGCGGAGTACAAAATTGGGAACCCGCCCGAAGTGTCGCAGAGATTAATTTTCAGATTACAAATTTAAATTTATTTCTCTTAAACGATTATCGAATGGGCTTCGTTGTCCAATCCACAACAAACCAAATCCATTGGCTAATCAGTGAGAGAAATTGGGCGGGCATGGCTATCGGTCATGAGTCAATTGTAGCCTCACCATTTGGCGCATCGGTCGAATATGACTACATCGAATACTTTGAACCACAACACACAGAATCAATTTTCACGGCGATCAGCGATGTCACAGCGCGTTTATTATGGGCCGTACCTTACAACGCAATATTATCCGCAGAAAACGAACCCGACGAGTTGGACAACTGGGGCTATTCAATAACAGTAGAATTCGAACACGGACTCACAACGCCTTCACCGACGGATTTCAGCTTGACCGATGAAAACAGCGCATTATTCCAAGTGTTAGGCATCACGCACGTTTCAGGAAACATCTACACATTAGAAACGTCCGATTTCAATAACGCTTACGGCAATTTATCGGTTAATTTCACAGGTGGCGGAATAACAAAAGGCGAGAACGAACAGGACATGATTTCATTTTCACTCGCTTTCTTACCTACAAACTTAGTACCAACATTCATCCCAGTACCAGAAGTTGAGGGGGTGTGGAATGAGTAAAGCAGAAGGAAAGAAAATAGCAATCAAATTCACCATGCCATTACTTGGAGATGTTACAGGCAATGTGTCGGCGTTCAGCGTGACAGGTCAAGAATACAAATACATCAATGGACCGATAATCGCCAAAACATACACGGTAACCTCGGTCGTAGCGCATCCAACAGAACCACGGACACTATTAATCACAGTTGATCAATTCGCACGATTCAATAACGTCGAAGGTCAACTGACAGTCAGTTACAATCAAGCGTTAGGAAATTTAAAAGGAACAACGGGCGATGTGTTGAGTTTTAACTATCCGTTTACGGCAACAGATTTGCGCCGTGAAATCAACCCGAACGATGAAGAAACCATTAGAGGCATAATTATTGCAACATTAGATTATTCTTTAATCCAATATCTAAGCGCATCATCAACCGAACAACACACCATAAAAGCAAACGCATTAACCGCAACTGTTGAATACACCGACGTAACCATAGTAAATCCTTAGGAGGGCAAATGGAAAAACAGATAAGACCAATAGTACACAACCGCTTCGACTTTGTGATTACTGACGTTGAAACGGGAGAAATCAGCAAGGCATATGCAGAGTTAAAGCCACAAGCGGAAAACATCGTACTTGATAGGATGTACACGAGATTAACAAATTTCTCAACATTTTTTACGAACATCGTATACGGTAGCGGAACAGGCGCGCTATCGGCCGCAAGAACGACGCTATTCTCACGAGTTAATTATAAAGCTGCAACAGATGTAACCCTAGTGAGGTCGTACCCGTTAAGTGTATGGACTAGAAAAATCAGACTAGACGTCAATGATAACAATGGCATGTTTTTGCGAGAAGTTGGAATCAGTGACGACACAACACTAATCAACACACACGCATTAATCACAGATTCAGAAGGCAACCCGATTGAAATCGAAAAGACCATCACCAAAATTATCGACATTTACGCGACTGTTTACGTTGAATTATACGACGTTGATAGTGGACTAAATTTCATCAGCAACGGATTGCGAGATTATCTCACAGGTGGCTCAGCACCAGGAAATATAATGGGTGTATCGCTCACTAAAACGGATGAATTTACAGCGATTGGCCAAACAAAAACAGGTACTCGAACAATAGACGCAGCTGCAAAATCAACAAAGATTTCAGCAGAATGGGGAGTGTCAGATTGGAACAAAGACATTCGATACTTCGCATGGACATCGGTCGGAGTTAGATGCAGAATTCCAAGAACTGGCGTATTTACAGGACTACAGAAAAATAATGTAAATGTCGGCACGGCGAACGGTGTTAAAACAACGTTCAACATTCCAAATCAAGATGTCAGCAATATTGTAATGAAAGTTGATGGCGTTCAAAATAACAACTGGACGAAAAACGCGGCTGAACAAATTGTATTTAATCCTGCGCCAACAACAGGCGCGGTAACGATGAGTTACATGACTAGCTTGTTCCCTAAAGACATCAATTGCACATTTAAGCCATCGATCACAATTCAATTTGCAGGCGCGCAACCATCACCAGTAGAACCTGCAACAGATTATACTGCAATGCCCGGTTCGGAAACCCCAATCGCAGGCGACACAAATTATGGTTATTTTGGAGAAGTTGCAGCGGATGATTTTATTAATGGCGCAGACCTATGTACATTACTCGGAGTCACAACGGGCACATTGATAAATTCGCTCGCAGGATGGTCAAAAGTTGCCAAAGATGGTCAAAGATATCTTTTATCTAAAATGTGTATTAGGCACACAATCTCATGGAACACACTTAACGCATTAGGCTGTGTTTACGGCGAAAAACTTGTAGCCGTTCAAGGCGGATTGTACGCGGTTAGAATGCTTAGCGACACAGAATGGAACGCACTCATGTATCCGTTGCATACGAATTACGACACATGGGCATCTTTCACGGATGCAGAATTGGGGATCACAAACATGTACACATTGACTTCGAAAATCGACGGCTCGGCTCGCACGGTACGCGGCATTGACTCCGTCACACGCTCAAATACATGTGATCCATCGACAGCAACTTCGGGCTACGGTTTCCGCCCAATCCTAGAATTCATCCGCCCACTATAAGAAAGGAGTACCCATGACAACCAAAATAATCAACTGCCCCAAATGCGGCAAACAACTAGAATACTGGACAATCAGCGATTTCATTGAATGCACAGGATGCAAAGAACAAATCCAAGTTGAACCATGCGAAACAAAAGAAACGGAAGTTATTGACGAAACCTTCACAGAAGTAATCGAGGTAGAAGTATGACGAAAAAGAAAAAAGGCTTTACCCTCATTGAATTAATAGTAGTAATCGCCATCATAGGCATCTTAATACTCGTTTTAGTCCCAAGCATCATGGGTGCCAAGAACAAAGCCGAAGATGTCGCTTATGATTTAACAGTTAAAAAACTACACGATGCCGCGGTACTGTTTACCATCGACTACCCTAGCACACGCGTAACATGGTCATCACACGACGGCGGAACAAAAGCCCGAAGTGACATTGAGATAACAACAAACAATCTTCACGAAGCATGGTATTCATATTTAGACGAATGGCCAAAAGACCCAAGGAATCCAAAGTCAACATTCACAGTAGAGATATTTGAAGATGGGGAAATTGTAATATTCGATAGGGGATATTAAGGCGGTGCTATGGAACTGATATTTGAAAACCTAGTCAATCTGGCGTCTGGCTCATACCCGGACGTCATTCAATTTTACGACACGTCAGCAGAGATTTTCTGCTTAAGCGCGGGAGATATGCAAGGTATCCCGATAAAGAAACTCAATGGTGAATACGGAACTCCGCAACTAGAGGCAACCGCCGACGTGTCGCAAGATTCGAGCATCACAAACCTAGAGATTAAAACGATAAACGGTTTCGGAATGGCTGGCTCTTATAAGTCAGCCGACACGCACAAGATGATCATTTACGAGTTTGCGCTTGAACTTGAGGACTATCTCGAAAACGGTTCAATCAAATTAACCATCGACAATCCGATTGTATCATTCACAACGACGCTCGCTAATCCGATTGACGAGTCATCAGACAAACAACTCAACGTGGCCATTAGCGAAAAAGAAGCCCTATTATCGCCTGGCGCCAAGGTACAATATCTATTCGGCATGGGCGACAGCGAAGATGTTGAGATGGGCGTGTATTATGTGGATAGGAGTGAATTTTCGCCACTCAGACCGGAAGTCAGCGTAGATGGTAGAAATCTCATAGGAAAAGCACTCAGCGACCAATCACTCGATGAAAATAATCAATTTTATTACAACTACATCCATCTAATCATCAAAACGATGCTTGAGAACGCCAACTTAAACACCGATCAATTTTTAATCGAAGAAACCACAGCAATGAACAGCTTCACATTTGACCCGAATACCTCAGTCCTCGATGCCTCAAAGGAAATATTTAAGGCGTTGATTAATTGGAAGGCCGAAGAATTAAGCGATGGAACCGTGGTAGTTGGCAGTCCTTCATATAATCAATTCACTCAGCCTGGAACATTCACATTTAATCGCAACACAGACATTTTCAGCCGCGACATAACGCGCGATGATATGGATGCCTACAGACGCGTTTGCGTCCATACTAGCGACTTCTCAGTCAAAGTCTATAGAGATGTAGCATCTTACACTGGATGGAATCTACAGGCAAACAAGACGCTCTATGTAAGTGTTCAAGATGGCATGCAAGAGTACCAAGCGATTTTATACGCAGATGAACTCGCATTAAGACTCGAAAATGTCGGTAAAATCGAAAGCTTCACAGGTCCGTTCAGACCGTACATCATGCCAGGTGATTATGCGCATATTGTTAGCGACTCAGGAACAGAAGATATCGGCGTCATCACAGAAGTCACGCACAGCTTCGGCAAGCAAGGTTATAGAACAGATTTCACGGTCGATAGCGGCGGTAGATTAGGCAAAGGCAGAATATCAGATTATATATCTAAAATCACTCAGCAACATTCATCGGGATCCATTGGATACGAAGAAATTATTTAAAGGGGGTCGTTATGGTCCATGAACAGAATCCGACCTGTATACAGGATTTTGCAGAACTGAAAGCATCGACAAAATCGGCGCATAAGAGATTAGACAACATTTCCGAACTTATTGATTTGGTCCATGCCATGAACACGAACGTCGCAACCATAGCGAATGAAGCCAAGCACCAAGGAAAGCAGCTTGAAGCGATAGTCGAAACGATGAAAGAGCAAGGAAAGAAAATCGACACCATAGAAGAAAAAATGGAAACAAAAGAAACCGTTTCGAAGCTTGTTAATAGATTGGAGATAGTCGAAAAAAAGTCAGGCGCAGATGCAGAGAAAATGTTGAAGCAGGTGAAATGGCTTTTAATATCACTTTCGATATCAGCGGTATTCGGACTTGTATGGTTGGCATTTACGAAAGGCGGTGCAGGGTGAAGAAACCTAAGTTTTCTAAAGTCTTAATAGCCTTTATAATCGCCCTAAACATCATCTTTACAACCGCAGTATTAATCGTATTCTATCACACATCAAACGAACCTACAGCGCTTGTAGGGGCATGGTTTGGCTTTACCACGGTTGAGTTGTGGACTCTGGCAGGAATCAAGAAGAAAAAAATCGAAAAGGAGAATGATTATGAATAAAGTTGATTGGAAAAGAAAATTAACATCACGCAAAATGTGGGCGGCAGTCGCTGGATTTGTATCGATGATTGTTATCGCCAAGACGAATGATCAAAATGAAGCTGCACAAGTTGCGGCATTAATCATGGCTGGCGCTTCAGTCGTGGCTTACATTGTCGGCGAGGGATTAGTTGATTCAGCAAACAAAAGCGATGACGTATGATTAACATAACCCACCTACCAATCAAAGACCTCGATCGCGAAAAGATAAAAGGTCTATACGGACAAAGAACGCATCCAATAACCAAGCGCGCCGACTTCCATAACGGCATCGACATCTTATATCCCGCGGGAACAAAGCTTCACGCCATCGCAAACGGCAAAGTTTTAATATCTCAATTTCACACAGCGCTAGGTTGGTACGTCGTCATCGAACACAAAGGATTCTTGACAGTATATGCCCATCTAAGTAAAAAAGGCGCTGCACAAGGCGCTCAGTTAAACGGCGGCGATACAATAGGTTATCTCGGTTCTACTGGTGCATCCACTGGTCCGCATCTTCACTTCGAAATCAGAGAGGGCAGTTACGGAGATAATAAAGTATTTTGGGATAGAGGAATATCTGGTGCCGGTAAATATCCAAACTCTATTGATCCTCTTGAAATTTTAATGAACATTGCCAAACCTAAAACAGAAATAGAACAATTGGTCAATGATATGATTGCCTGCGAAATTATTACAAGTGCGGGGCATTGGCTAAAAGTATTAAACAAAGAAATCTCAGCAAATCCAGACTACCTAAAGTCTGCATTTAAAAACGCAATTAAAAAGATCAAGAAATAAAGAAGCGGCCTCTTCGGAGACCGCTTTTTTTCTTGTTACTCTTCATAGCCATTCATAATATCAACACAGTGAATAAAGTATTCTACATCACCGTCATTCAAATCGGTTATTCTATCTCTCGTAGCGCGCACGACATAAACGGTACCGAGAATACCTTTACCTTCATAAATTAGATTTGGCTCATCAAACTCAACATTAGATTGAGTGATCATGACTAGACCAATACCGATTGGCTCATGGTTGGCCCTGATATTTAACTCCTGGTACAACTCAGCAAGATTCTTTGAGATCACATCAAGTAATTGAGGTTTTGATTGAGGACGCTTGATTATTATGGTTGGCATAGAAACTCCTTAAACACGAACATATAATAGAAGAAAGTTATCGAGCGATAAAGTTGAAAGATACGTACAATATACAATAATTGATTCTAGCATTGATATGCCTACAGCGTCAATTCTCAAAACGATAATTCAATTCAAAATGCAAACCCCCAAACCATTGCGGTTCGGGGGTTTTTGTTTTCCATATAAGCCCAAAACGGGCACTTTTTCCAGAGACAATATACAAACAATATACGCACAATATACAAACTTATATGAGATCAATCGCCTTAAGTAGCTGAATCTTGTCTTTATGCGTGTAAGTCTTATCAGTTACATCTTTGCTTGCATGGCCTAATATGCGCTGACGTGCCACCTTATTTGCGCCCGCATTATCTAGAAGCGTAGCACAAGTGTGACGTGTATCGTGAGGCGTGTGGACCATGGCAAGCTTCTCCATGATGTTCTTCCAGTGCGTGTTATAAAAGTTCCAATAAGCAGTCTTGCCGCCATTAGGTGCTGCGATTAAATACTCACCACCTTGGTCTAGCCAGGACCGAACAAATGGAATGATTTTCTTATTTATAGGGATTAATCGATTCTTTGAAGCGGCAGTCTTCAGACCACCAACCATGAAGCGCTCATTGATGTCGACATCTATAGATTTGATATCCAAAAGCTCACCAATCCGAACGCCAGTGAAGATCATGATCAATATGACGTCGATGTATGCCATACGGTCCGCATTTTCAAACAAAGTGAAAATCTCTGATTCCGTAAAAGGCACCTTTGGTACTTTGTCAAAATCGGTAGGAAGCTTGAGATAATCGGAGTACTCTTTCGATACAATGTCATTCTCTGCTGCAAAAGCAAATAGTGATTTAAATAGCACGAGCATCTTGCGCTTGGAGCCGTGACCACGTTCATCATCATCGAGGTATATTTGCATGTGATTCTTTTTAATATCAACCATGCGCATCTCATGGAGTTCTGGACACGCACGATAAGCAGCTTGATAACCGATATGACTCGAACGTGAGAGTTTAACAAAGCGAGCAGTCGACGTATATTTTTCATACATATCCTTAAAGGTAACTTTAGAGGCATCAATAGAGTAAGGATTGCGATGGTAATCTGACAGTGCCAAATTAGCATCAACAGCGGATCCATAATAACCAATGTTCTTATAAAGTTGCTTGCCATCGTCGGACCATCCAGCGGTAACGCGCGCGCAAAAGGGTTTCCTCCTCTTGCCACCAAGCTTGACCACACTGCCATATCCGTTTGGGTTACGCATAAAAAAACCACCTTTCTAGCTCAAATATAAAGGATTGAACCATAGGCGATATTTTGATATACTTAGCTTGAAGTAGGGTACATCAGCCGCCAAGGCTCTTGTATCGAAACGTCTCTGATGCACGAACATCAGGGGCGTTTTTTTTATTTATTCTCCAACTTTGCCATCACCGTCTCTATCATCCATATAATTATAAAGCCAGTGATCACTATATATAGGCATTTTAAAACCTGCTGCTTTTGCCTCAGCAATGGTGACTTTTCCGTTGCCGTTAGTATCTACTCTTTTCAATTCGGAAGTATCAGCAACCACTGGAGGTACTTGTAATGATGTTGGTGCATTTGTAGCCGCTTCTGTAGTATTAAGCGCCGCATTAACTTTATCAGGATTTACATTATCGAATTCATCTATAATTCTATTACCTTTAAGATCATACTCAAATCTATAATGCAAAGGGATTTGAGTGTCTGTGCTCAGATATGAAATAGTAGCAATAAAATTTGTACATCCACCTGCATCACGAATTACTTTTTCCATATAAGCCTGATCACCGTAACGGTTTAATGTGCTATCTTGAGGTGTTATATTGTAAGCATTTGAGACACCACCAAGAGAATCAGCAATGACATGTCCTTCATCTAAATCAGGATCCTCAGTACCAGGTACCTTTGCTTCATCAGTATAATATCTACCGTCAGATAAAAGGATCTCATTCAATTCATCTTGTAAGATAATTTCATCAGCAATTACATAAACCAATTGAGAATGTTCATTAGTAAATGCCCAGTAATTCCTATCGCCAAAACCTATATTGACCGCTACATTTGGTTGTCTATAACCCGATATATCGCCACCATCAACTTTAATGATTTTATATGTATTGCCATTAAATTCATAGGAACTTGCAGAATCATTGGGAGAAGTAACGCCAGCAACCTTTTGTGATAAATCAACTTTTTGAGTCGCTTGATAAGTTTCGGTTATTTTTTCTGTTGTTACTTCAATTACATCACTAGTCGGTTCTTGTACAATGGAAATGAGTTCTGTCGTTTGAACAGCAATTTCAGTAGTGGACTCTTCAGTTTCAGATGGAAATGCTGTGCCTAGTATAGCAAGTACAACAAGAGTAACAAACCACCACTTCTTATAAAACGGTTTAGATATTTTGGTTCTTTTCTCTCTCATATTTTCCCCCTAATCGAACGATTTGTAGATCCATAACGGATCAAAGTAAATAGTATATTCGTCAATGATGAGAAACTCACCATAAAACTTCTTAAAATGTGCAAGAGACTCTTCGATAAACTCCTCTGTTACGTCAAAGAATTGTGATAACTCCCATCTATTACGGACACCAGCTTTAAAAGCATAAATAAACTTTACAGGATCAATCAGTTCTTTAATGGCCCACCTATGTGCAGCTTCCTCTTGTTTTTGATTTTTTAGTTTTGATTTATCAATTATGATATCGCTTGCTGTGAAGTAATGACCAATTTCCTCAGCCAGGATACAATTCCTTTCAGCTTCAGTTTCAATACTTTTATGTAACACGATGATATTATCGAAGTAAAGCCCTTTGACTTTACCAGGAATATCATCTTCCACTAGTGTGATGTATGCATCATCAATTATTTTATAAAGGTGATTCAAATGAGACCTCTCTATCTTCTTTTCACTAAGAAATATTCCGCATATGAATGTAAACATGAGACCTCAAAATCATATAAATCGTTTACCATTTCAAGAAGTTCCGATTTGATTTTGGGGGACTCATTGCAGATGTCTTCATCTACGTATAAGCCAGCTTTAAAATCTTCTGCACTAATAGGCCAACCTAACAAGTAATTAGGAGAGCAATAAAGTGCTTTTGCTAATAATAGTAAATTTTTTGTGGGAATATTTGAATCGATTGGTTTTTCATAATTGTATAAACTTGTCTTAGAAATTCCAGTGACGACTGACAATTTGGCGATAGACATATTATTTTCAGATCTTCTTATATTGATACGGCTACCGATGGTAAGTGCCTGGGTCATTTTTTGTTGTCCTCATCTCTCTGCGATTTAATGTATTTTGCGTATTTAATAATTTCGATTTGCTCATCTTCTGTGAGATCATCAATAGCATGTGCTGCAAGTACTTTAATAGAACTGCTCTCAGAAATTGAATCTTCAGAGTCAACTGAAGTTAATAGTATTTCGTGATTTTCATCGAGCAAATTAAACAGCTCATTAAAATCCATACTGATCGCTTTTGCAATGGAATTTATTGTAGTAATTGTTGGCCTAATAGGTTTATTAGTGTTTGGATTTATACTTTTTTCTAACATAGAAATATAGCCTTTACTCAAATTACTTTTTTTTGCGAAATCTTCCATAGTCAATTTGTTATCTTCGCGATATTTTTTAACAATTTCGCCCAACAACATTTTATCACCTCCAACATGACTGTTTATTATATTGTACAACCGATTAAACTTAAAATCAATAAAATGTTTAATCAGTTTAACAAAAATGTATTGACTTTTTTGTTCAATGGATTAAACTAAAATCATAAAGAATACACGATGGAGGTGTGAATTGAAAAATAAGATTAAGTATTTTAGGGAGGAATCAAATTTGTCACAAGAGAAATTAGCAGCAATTTCAGGGGTTTCGAGAACAATTATTTCTGGATTAGAAAGTGGACGTGTAGATGTAACTACAACAAGTACGCTTAAAAAAATAGCTGAAGCCCTTGGAAAAACAGTAGGAGAGATATTTTTTTAATTAGATTGTTCAATCGATTAAACACAATAGTCAATAAATATGATATAAAGACCATAGGCAATGAAGTCATATATACCTGATGATTTTTATAAGTGTTCTGTTTTAAAAGGATTTCATCTTACAAATAAGCAAGAAA